TTTCTTGCTTTGTCGCTATCAATCATAGCAGCATGTCTTCAATATCCTCAACCTGCTCTTCGACGTTAATCTTAGCCCTTGAAGCTGCGGTCATGCCATACTCGGACAGCATCTTCTTTACGCGGTCCCAAGCGTTTGTCATCATAGCCATCTCTGGTCTAGGTCTGAACATAAGATCGCCTTGTGTTGTCTCGGTAGAGTAAGTAGGTCCTTTCTCGCGTATGACATTGCGAGCTGTGATATAATCCTCCCAAGCATCTGCCAACATCTGAAGCGCAAAACCATCCAGCTCAGAGGCTACGCCCATATTGTATAGTCTTGTGGCTATGAAGTCATAAGCCTCTTGGCTCACCTCACTCAATAAAGTCGGAGGTTGAGGTATTGATAATTTCGCTTCCATCTTATTTGCGTGCCTGTCATCTCTGAATGTCCCCTGTGCCTTAAGCATAGCGGTAGGCGTTCGTTTTCGTCCCATCATCCAAACTTACAATAAAATGTATAGTTAAACAAAACATTGACTTTCGTACTCATCGTTTTGACAAAGTGTGTTCCTTTCGGGGGCGTCGACTGTAGCCAGCACGATTGATAGCTTCACATACCCCCTCCCCAGAGCGCATAGGTACCCCATAGACGAACGAACGGCATGCAGGTGGTAGGTGAGTACCATGTAAAAAAGAAAGGCCCTCAGAAGGGCTTAAAATGCTTAACGGGATACAAAATGTTTGCTCAAGTGATCGGCACTTTGGCGCATAAAAAAGCCCCGACCAGAGGCCAGAGCATAAAAAAGCCCGGCGCGATGGCCGGGCATGGTGTTGGTGGGCTGTTATTTCAGTACATCCTGCAATAGTATACGCAAGCCAAGGCTTCCAAGGCTTACGAAAAGGAGCGCCAAGATCATGACGCGCTTATTGTGTAGGTGATTGAATCGTTGCCCTCCTGCACGAATTGCATTTTGTAACCAATCTTTTCTAAGATTCTTCGCATGCAATCAAAGCCGCAACCGCCGTCGACATAGGACCGCGTCCTATTTGTTGCGCGCTTTATAAACTTCTTGCCCCTTCGCCCGTTCGGATTGTAATGGCTCAGCCCGTAAAACTCCGCGGCGTTCAATCTTTTTAGATCTTGGCTAAAATGGTGATTGATTAAACTGCCCAGCGCCGTGCCTCTTTTGTCGTATCCATGTCCGCCGGCATAAAACTCGGTTGCATCGCTTCGTTTGTCATATATGCGGCAGACTCCAGCCCTTGACCATCTAAAATTGAGGGTTTCAAGTCTCCAGTTTTCAAGTAGAAAATCCTTTCTTTGTTGTATTGTCTGTGTGGTTCGCATGGTTTCTATTTATTTAAATTCTTTAAACTATATTCTTTTGAGTCAATACGCGCCCGGGTTTCGGCAATACCTTCACAAAGGAACTCATTACGGTAACGGCCCGTGGTTACTGAGTAATCCCAATAAAAGGAATCTAATGTAATTGCGCCCGTTCTCTTGCATCTTTTGGCTATTATGCTTTCATAACTTTGAAAAATATCGAATTTCCCGTCACTAATCAAAAATTGATTAGCCGCAGTTGCGCCGCTTCGGGTCTTAAAATTGCTTACTTTTGTCATGGTTTCGTTTATTTAATTGTTTGAACATGACGCCCGCCAATGGTGGCAAGCGTTTCGGCCAATTAGGCCTTATCAAATGCCCTTTAAAACTTCATCAAGCACCGCGTCAAATTCGCGCGATTCTAGCACCTCAATGGTTGCCGCTGCCTGCCATTGGCTTAGGTTGTCGCTGCCTGCTTCCATGTCGCGATATTCGTCAAAGCTTTGCGCATCGGTTGAGGTGGTTGACACTTCAAACGGCTGGCCGTTAATGTTGCACGATAGCGTGGTAAAGTAATGCCCATAAGAGGCGCCGCGCCCCATTCTTATATCGCCGATCTCTAAGCGTTCCACCTCACCGAGTCCGTACCGCTGAGAGTCTGTAAGGGCTTGAATGTCTGCAAATAGGCTTGCCGGGCTGTTTATGTTGATAATGATTTTCATGCTTTCTAGATATTAAAGATTCCGTAAATACATAAGGCCGCCATGGCGACGCAAAAGGCGACAATGGCAACGTCACTGGCTGTGATGGTTGTGGCTAGTGTGATGTTTATTTGATTTTGATTTTTCATCTTGTTATTTGTTTTAAGTTATTGAGGGCTGAACCCCTCGTTTTGTTTTACAAACATACAACAAAAATGGAAGTAATATACAAAATGTTAAAAGTTAGAACCATTCTAAATAAGCCCAAACCCTTGCCGCCCTATCAAAGGACGTGCGCCCGCCCGCGAGGTATACAACAAAACCCACAGAAAAACAAGCACGGCGGCTAATTTATTTCCGTTCTAAATAAGGCCATTGGGCCAGAAAAATCGCTATATAAAAATTACTTTTCTTGGTTTTTTTTGGATTTTCTTGGTTTTTTTTCGTTGGTTTTTTTTAGAATTTCTTGGTTTTTTTTGGAATTTTTCTTGGTTTTCTTTTTCTTTTTGTTTTTTTCTTGAATTTTCTTTTTGTTTTTATAAAAATAATGGTTTTATATCTCTATAATCTGGTTTTGTTAAATTATTTATATATATTTAGGTATTATTAACAAACAACAACAACAAGATGAGAACACAAGCAGATGTACTTAGAGTAGAGATAAGGTTCTTAGAGAGGGAGCTTCACCATGCCACGTTCAATAACGATGGCTCTTCAATGGAGACACTACAAAATAAGATCTTCGAGAAGCAGTCCTTCTTGTCTAATATAATGTGAGCAACCATAAACCATCACACCGGACCATGGTGGTTTCGTGATGTAGGGAGGTAGCATAGCTTCTCTTTACAATAGATACATATATATATTGTAATCAAACCACAGGCCCGCTTAGACCTATAGGTCAACTATCAGTTACTGTGTGGTGTCTGTAGGGGGTGGGGCGTTATTTACGCTATAGCGTCAGTCCGAAGGTACCCCCCAGTCTGAAGGTACCCCCCAGTGTGATACTACCCCCCAGTCTCAGGGTACCCCTCCACCTTGGTAAGGAACATATCCATAGCCTCACGCAAGGTGCTGGCCTTAACCCATACGTTGATGTCTATGGACCATACGGCCCAGTAGTCAGATGTTTCTTCTACGCGGATGTTCATGTGCTTCCTTTCCTGATTTGCTATTGTGACATCTATGGCACATCGTCTGTAGGTTGTCCCAGTCTAATGCTAGTGTGGAGTCATCGTTGACACGCACGATATGATCCACTACCTTGCCTGCACGTCCACACTCCACACACACAGGGTTCTGTTGTATGAACATGGTCCGCAGCTTACGCCATGGCGTGGAGGTATAGAACTTACTGTTAGACTTCTTACGGCCTACAGAGAACCCGCTGCCTTGCAGCCACGGTCTACGCTTTGGTTTAGGACTCTCAGGCATCAGAATATAGTTAGTTGCTGTTGATGTTGGTGTAGACGCTTCTTTGCAGCAACTATGTAGTCCTCATCTACCTCGTAGCCATCAAGGCTAAAGCCTCTGTTATGGCAAGCTAACGCAATAGAACCAGACCCAAGGTGTGTGTCAAGGATGCGGTCACCTTCTTTAGCGTAGTTATCTAATAGCCATTCGTATAGTTTAACTGGTTTTTGGGTGGGGTGTATTCTCACCTCTTTGTTCTTCATATCACCCTGTAACATTCCGTGCCAAGTAATTTCTACAAAGTCAATTTTATTTAACCAACTCAAATAAGCAAGTTCACCTGTACTGTATGTTGGCATTGTAACATTCTTGTGCCAATACAACATACCACCTTGCAAGTTAAAGAAGTTTGCACCCCATATTATTTGCTTTTTACTTACTCTTTTTAACTCTTCAAAATACTCATCAGTAGGTATTGAGTTATCCCAGTTTGTTTTCTTGTAAGTGTTTATTTTTGCTAAACTTGTTTTTTCGTGTGTATCACCATTTTTTCCGTTGTTTTTATTATCTGCATCAATTCCATAAGGTGGGTCTACTATTGCAAGGTCATAGGCATTGTCTGACATTTCTTTCATTGCCTCAAGGCAGTCTTTGTGGTGCAGCGTTATCATACTATCTCAGTCCTTTACCATCGCCTTTGGCTTTCTTAGCCTTCACGCCCTTGTAGTCTCCCTCTGGCACTACTAACTGCCAATTAGTTATGTTAATGCCTCGTAAGACATCTATAACCAATCTGTTGCCGGCCACGGAATACGTTGTCCGCACCTGTTGGATGCTGTGTTCGTTACCTTCGGGGTCTATGTATATCGGCATCTTGGTATGGTTTAGTTAATGATGCTATGGCTCTATCCATTGCTTCTTGATCGGCGAAGTGGACGTTCTTGATCTTAGCCATCCACTCTGTAAATGTTAGGTCTTGTTTCATTTGAATTTGTCTTTAACGTCAAACGAAGGGCATGCCTTCTTAGAGAACTCATTATGTCCATGAACGCTTAACTCAGGGCTTATTATCAGCCTTAGAGCATCTATGAGGTCCTGTGTGGCGTATCTCTGCGCGTTGGTCAGCGTGTCTTTAGCAAGGCCCTCAGCGTCTGTGCCTCCGACGTATGCGATACCGATGGACCCAGTATTGAATCCGTAGGTATGTGCGCCTATGATATTGATTCCCCTACCATAGTTGACACATCCGTTGATATCTACAAGATAGTGGTATCCGACATCTGCCCATCCGTTGCCCTCGACGTGCCATCTACGCACGTCTTCCATTGTCACGGCTCTACCTTCTGGTGTTGCGGTGCAGTGAATTATGATCTTATCTATTTTTCTCATCTTTCTGTTGTTTAATTATATACGCGAAGAATACCGCGTATGCTAATACTACTATTGTCCACTCTATCATCAGAACATCTTTAACCTTTCCCTTGTCACATCACAATACCTTTCATCAATCTCATATCCAACGGAATCAAATCCAAGGTCTTTCGCGACCTTTAGTGTTGTCCCACTACCTGAGAAAACATCGATGATGGTTTGCCCCTCATTAGCTGTCGTTAATATGATTCTCCTTATCAGCTCCTCTGGTATTTGACATGGGTGTTCTGTTTTTTCCTTGCTCACATTTTTAACTTGATTGATGTCCCACCAGTCGTACATCTTCGCTCCTGTTGCTCCCTTTCTCATCAACTCCTTTACCCTCTTATCGTTAGGATTCTTATATGGTTGCCTCACCTTACTAAAGTCAGGCTTACATCCCCACCAAGATATGATTCTGCTTTGCTTTCCTGTGTTGCTATTGTAAACCCAACACACCACCTGTTCGCACTTTGCTTTGATAGCTTTAGGTAAAACATTTATAGTCTCTTCAGGATAGTGTATTATAACGCAAGGGATAGGTATTTTTGATAGCATATCAATGTAATCATCCTCTGATAGCTTATCATCATATTTACTATAGTGATACCCTTGATTGTATGGCGGGTCCGTTACGACAAGCCCTTTAGGTATGGTGCAGTCACGGAAGTCGCTATTGATTACCTCAACCATTAGTCCTTGAAAATGTATTTACCAAAAAACATAAACACCCTCGCTATAACAATCCACAGCACTGCTGAGGCAATTATAAATAATATCTCTCTCATCATTTCTCGTTTATCACATTAGCACAATAGTCGCACGATGCGTTCATTGAGTCCTCTTTGTCCTCGCCACAATCGGGACATATCTTCTCACAGCTTGCACATAGGTCATCGGGTGACTGGCTTAACTCTCCGCAAATGCAGTAGTCTTTACCATCATCAAAAGGGGCTGAGCCTCCGTGTTCGCTGCTCATTGTTTCTTGCGCTTTAGGTGTTTTGTGTACATCTTTGCAGCCCAAGCCCGACGTTGTATGGAGTTTTTATAAATAGGTCTTAGCCTCGCCTCTGCTATCCTCATAAAGTCTTCTCTTTCCTTTTTCATACCCCTAAGATATACAATTTATATATAAGTACAACAAAGTGTATCTAATTTAGACTCATTCTATATAAGAACCTTTGCGATATCCATATTGATATAGGCGTTAAGCCTCTTAGCCTTACCTCCGTTTATGGTTGCCTGTGTCTCTGTCTCACTCACTTCCATCAGGGCTTTAACCTCGCCTTTCTCGTTAGTTATGCGTAGCGAGATCAGCCTATCGTCTTGTGTGGTATGCACTAGGACCACGAACGGTACGCAAAACAAAGCCGATGCTTGAGCGCCTGCTACTATCTTACTGTACGATATGAGGTAGGTCCCCCAGTTCTGTAGTTGCACAAGGGTAGTGTCTCTGCACTTGACCTCATAGACGAAGACCATCCCTACATCATCGCTCATCACACCATCTAATGGTGCAGGCATATCGCGTGGTGTAGGTACATCGAACCATGACATCTTCTTGCATAGCTTTCGCATGATCACATATTCTTTTGCTAGGGACCATTGGCCCAAGGGTGTTTGTATATCCATTATCTTTTTGGTACTGTACGGTAAATCTTTCCTTTCTGCCATGTTATGTATCCGCCTTTCTCCATCACCACCAGTGCTTTAGATGCTTCTTTAGGCTTCACATCACGCGAGTGTTTGATATGCTCTAAGGCAACAAGGCGCGACTTCAGATGCACCTCACGGCTTAACTCTTCTATATCTTGTGACGACCATTCAAACTCTTCCTTATAGAACGATGCCTCTTGATAGTCATTAAGCATGACGTCATCATCAAATATATCCATCTGCATATCAGGGAACTCTATGTTCCGTGTATACTCAGCCATGATAACGCTTGAGTCTTTAAGGTCTTCGTGTTTGCGTACCGATACCACCGTCTCTGCCTTCTGTGTGAGGTAAGCTCCTAGGTGACCTTTGGCGTTGGTGTCGTTCTTATTTTCGTGAAGCACACATATAGCGTGGCAGTCGTAATTGGCTGTCCACTTCAATAGGCGTGACGCTATCTCTGTGGCCTCCTCTTCGTCGTTCACGCCCTTGGATGATAGGTCAACAATACCATCCAAGATGATGATGCCTATATTCTCAATGGTCTGGAGAGCAAACTCAACGAGCTTCATGCGCTCTGAGTTGCGCTCTAATCCACGAAATTGAAAGTAACGGAGCCTTTCGTTGTTGTCGTTTGTGTCCAAGTCGGCCATTCGCAGTATCCTACGTTTGGTCTTGTGTGCGTGCCATTCCCCTTGCTCGGTGTCAATGTATACGACCACTTTATCTCCGAGGAGGCCTTCGAGCTTTCCTGCGACCATGTGGTCGGATAGGGAGGCCGCTGCAATTGAGGAAACAAAGTAACTCTTGCGGCTCTTAGCCTTGCCTTGAACGAGCGAGAAGTTCCCTCGCGTGCCAAATATATACTTGCTCGTAGCATCCACAACATTGACCGCAATTGGAGGTTGCTTAACCTCTTGCGTACTGTCCACCTCCATCGCTTCAAGGCGTGCTTGTAATTCACTTTTTTCTTCTTCATCGATTTCATCTATAAATAATTCTTCGGGTAATGTTATCTCGTATTGCTTGCCGTACCCCAGCGTTGATAGCGCGTTAGACGCGGAAGCAATGTCGTCATTATGCTCTATTAGCATATATATCTGAAAGGCATCGTAGGGACGCTCTGCCTTAAACTCCGTGCTGGTTGTCCATGGCCAGAACAGGCCAGAGTCTTTAAAGATGCGTCCGCTATCTTTTGCCGTGGTGTCACCCGGACGCTTCATATATATATACTTCTCACTCTCACGAACGGCTGTCCATCCGTACTTAAACAACTCGTCAATGGCGTTATGCTCTGCTCGGTAGTCACCCCAAGGGGTGTGTTGTTTCTCCTGTTGCTTGCCGTTGTAATCAGCAACCCCCACCACATGCTTAGGTGCGGCATCTAAGTCACGGGCGCAAGACAATAGTATATTGCGTTCTTCCGGGGTAATAAACTGCACCGCGTGATTGGTGTCAAACGTATACCCGGGCGATGGATAGGCAACGATCTGACCCTTACGTCCACGTGTTTCAAACAAAACATCACCCTTAAGGCTGTTGGCTAACTTCTGATTGCCCTCTATCTCCGTGCATTTGTATATCCAATGCTTACCGCCTGATCGTGTGGTCTGTACCACCATCTTATCACGAAGGCCGGGTGCGTTGTCGTCAAGCATCTTCTCAAACTGTGCCATCTCATCACCCGTGTGGTACTTAAGGTCTATATCTAAGACCTCCATATTATCGTATCCGCACACCAGACCTATTGAATCGGTGTTAGCGAATAGCTTCTCCGCCTCTTTGAAGCCGATGGTGTCGTCTACATACCGCGTCCAATTAGATATGGTGGGGCGTTTCTCTCCCGGCACGATAGGTATCGGAGAGAATCCCTTAGATAAGTATTGCTGCGCAATTTCAGTCGTTGTTTTCGAGTTCATGCCAATTATTTTTTGTTTTGTTTTCATCGTACCGTATGCTGTATGTCTTCCGTCCCGCTATCCTTGACTGTCTTATGAACCTCCACACCTTCGTATGGTCACAGTAAAAGGCAAAAAAGTCTACACCTCTGTGGTATGACTTGTTGTGATTAGCTCCACGGCTTACCGTCCACTTAGACCGCGTTTTGCTGCTACCGAAGGTAGACTTAATCTGTATCGTATGCATCATAACCCCTTTGGCGATGATGACATCGTATGGACCACTCTCACCATGCGGAGAAAATATCTGCCACCCATGCATTAAAGCATCGGCTATGAAGTGTGCCTCTGCCCACTCACCGCGCTTCTTGTTATCTGGAATCACGCGACAGCTCGTTCATAGATTCCACATACTGACGGTATGTCCTTACGATAAGATACACGCCTCCGACTGCTTTGATCTCTAGCTCTATGATACGCTGTTCTGCACTTTGGCGGTCTGCACCAAACTTTATCTCTATGCCATAGAATCTGCCTTTGATGATTCCTATGATGTCGGGGATTCCTTTGCGTGTGACACCCTTGCGGTATACTCCTTTCTTCTGATCGTATACACCGGCGTTGTTGATCCTGTATGCCACACCTTTACGAACGTTGGTCATGTCGTATATCACTGCCTTGGTTAAAGCGTTGGTGCTGCTATCGCTCATCACCGGGGTGGGTACTGCGTACTCAGGTATATCTGGGTACTTAGCTAAGTTAACTTCATGAGCGAAAGCCTTAAGCTCCTTGATGGTTGTCGGCAGCTTCATTTTTTAATGTTATAGATGATGTCTCTATCGGTGCTGTGTGTTACCCACCACCCCTGTGTTTCGGGGATAGAGTCATCGGTATGCTCACATAGGGTGTCCATAGCTTTTACTAGCAACCGCGTCATGTCGCAGTTGTTATCTTCTGCATACCCCTCTGCGCGGATGGTAAAGGCTATGACTATCATTCTAGCGTCTTCTACATCCATGACGGCATCTCTAACATTTGAACGCCCTCGACATATCCCTGCTCAAGACCATCCCATGCTTTGAACTTATTGGTGACCTCTATAAGCTCCATCACCGCCTTGTCTAGAAGGTCTTGAGACAGCTCATATACCACAACGCTGTATGGCGCTGAGGACTCTATAGTAATAAACCTAAAGGTCTTCTTCCCGGTGGCCTTCATATATAGCGCTGCCTGCCAGTGGTACTTAAAGTCCAATACCGTGCGCATAAATGCTTTGGCGGTGCTGTCCCTTGTTGTCTTAAGGTCACATACTATATTAGGTGTTACGATGTCTGCAAAGCCATGGAACGGTAGACCGTTGAACTCCAGCTTGATATGCTGCTCAAACTCAGTGGCTTCTTTAAGTATCTCGCGGGCATCGTAATGCTCACATACCATGCGTGCCATCTTAGCGATGACGTTATACTCTACCTCTTTCAGTATCTCACGATCAGCGGCGATAGATGCGTACTCCTTCCATGCTTTGGTGCCTCTGTTTGTACCGTCGGGGATAACGAAATATCTAAGCTCAAACTCCTGCGGCTCCAAGACCATGGTGTGTACTGCGCTGCCTTTGAGCATCGCCGGGCTTGACTTGCGCTTTTTGTTCTTGTAGTAGATAAAGTGGTTGGGGGACTTCGCAAACTCCTTTATGGAAGAGAACGATAGCGGTAGGTACTTTTTCATGCTGTCTCGTAGTTATTGTTTGTTACAACATCTAAAGTCTCAGACTCATAGATGTCCACATCTTGACCGCAGCTATGGCAGTGGTTTGCCTTTTCTTTAAATCTGTCGTTCATTATCTGCTCAAAGGTGGTCCAGTTTGATACATATTCGGGATAGATATACTTGCCTGTATGTGGGTATTTACCCAACATCTCATGATGGCGTTTGATGGAGTATACGACGGTGGAGTGGTTTCTTTTCACCACCGTACCAATGCGCTGGTATGTGTATTTCCAAGTAAGCCGTGCGTATACATACACCATCTGCCTTGCCGTCACGTTATCCCTCTCACGCAATGGTGACAGGATAGAGTCCTCTTGCAGACCGCAGACTCTCTCTGAGAGTGCTACGGCTGCGAGGATACGTCTGCGTGAATTAGAAGGGAAGCCCATCGTCTGTTGCAGGTGCTGATGCTGTCGGCATGTCGTTGAATAGGGCATCGTTGATGCCACCACCTTCGCCCTCTTGGCGTTCAGCGGCTTCTAGGACCACACCTTGGTTGAAGTAGCAAGTGAGTCCTTTCTTACTCATATACTCCCAAGCCTTGATAAGTGCAGCTACACGCATTACGGAACCGTTATGGATGTAATCATCAAATACGGCCTTGTTGCGGTCAAATACCTGTGGGGGCTTGTTGGTTTTTATACGCACTGTTAAAGTGTCGTACTTAGCCACGCCTTCTTGGTCTTTGATATTAAGGAAATCTGCCACGCCTAGTGACTCAATCTCCTTTACGGATTTAGCGTCAAGTGTAAGATCCACTTGGTACTTCTCCGAGAACTGGTTAGGGCCACTCGTTGGAGTGAGTTGCGCCCATGTTGTGGTACCGCTTAGAATTGTGCGGACACCGTTTGCAAAATCTGGTTTGCTCATAGTTAAATAGAATTGTGGGGATCATCCCCGTTATACATCCACTAAGATATATTAAAGTTTTAAACAGACGTAGTTGTATATCAATAAAGATTGTTGTATGGGGCAAAAAAAAAGCCCCACGATGTTCAGGCGTGGGGCGAACGAGGAGCGTTAAACAAAACAAAACAAGAAAAAAACTACTCCATCGCTAATTCTTTACGAGGCAAACATACGAAAAAATTGTTGTTAACTACCGCAAGCCTCGCAATCGGGGTCGTCAATAGCGCAAGCCTCTGGCTGCTCACCTTCTTCAAGACCGGTTACCCAGTCGTTAAAATCATCTTTCATCTTCGCTTGTCTATGGTCCTTACGGCAAAGTAACCGCCTACAACACTGATACTTACAAGCTCCCATAGACCTATCCATCTCTCTGAGATAGTTAGAAGCCCCGCACCATCAAAGAAGGTCAGCACGACAAGGGTGACCATAACCAAAGCAAGGGTCATTGGGCGTATATTTTTACTGAGCCAGCTATCAGATGACATATCTGCCTTCCATTTCTCTGCTACCATCTGCTCGATGGAGGCTTGGAAGGCTCTCTTCTCTTCGGGTGTCTCGATGAACTTATCGGCTATCTTACCGACCTCTTTCACCACGTCCGATGCGGAGGTGCCCAATAGGGTTTTAAAGATGTTAGGCATTACCGTTTGGCAATCCAATACAGCCACATCCCTGCGATGGCGAATAGCGCCAAAGAAGAGTCATACAGCGATAGAAGGAAGCATATCCAAAAGCCTAACGTGATATGCTTTAGGTTGGCGAGGATGTAATCGTTAATCTTTTTCATTTCTTTTTTTAATTATCTCTTGAACATTCTTTACTATCATGGTGACGGTAAAGATGATTGTGCCTATGGCGGTGATGGTCTGCATAATATCATCCATGACAAAGATGGTAGCGAAAGACCCTACCCATGAAACAAAAAGCGATTCGTTAGGATTCATCTTCGTCCTCGTTCGCGGTGAACTCACCGGTTTCAAGGTCTACCATACCGTCGCCGTACTCCTCACGGATAGCGTCAGAGACAGCCTGTGCCTCTGCCTCTTGATCTGCGAATGCTTTGATAAGCGCAGCCTTACGGATAGGCAGTGAGCCTAGTTCGTTCTGTATGGCGCTCATTTTATTTCTAGCATCCTTGATGCTGTCCATTAACTCTTCTTTTATTTTCATAGTGATGCGGTGTTTAGCAGACCTTGCTGCTCCTCGGAAATAGCTTCCGAGAACCAATCTTTGGCTAGCATGATTGTTAAGTGTTCTTTGTTGCGGGCGATAGTGTCAGCGTCACTAGACGCGTCTTCTATTACCGTTACTGAATCAAAGGCAGCGCTTACGCTTGCTTGGATGTCTTCTTCTGTCATTTCCATATTGTAAATATACGAATTTTTATTGATTATTTAGTTGTGCCTCAAGGGCTTCAATACGCACCTGCTGCTCTTTCATAGCTTCAATAAGCACCGCTACGATGTTACCGTAGGCTACCGACTTCAGCCCTCCTGATCCTTCTGCTACAACCTCTGGTAACACAAGCTCCATCTCCTGAGCTATAACGCCGACTTTCGTAGTTTCCCTACCTATCTTATTGTAGGTGACGCCTCTCATAGCCTTCACCTTACTAAGAGCGTTGCCTATGGTGACGACATTCTCCTTGACCGATTGATCAGATATCTCTTGGTATGCGCCGTAGGCAAATACGCCCTCTGTTGTGTTAGAGTCCCCAAGTGTCACGGTGTTGCTCCCGTTGCCCTCAGCGCCCCAACCTATTACAATCTGGTTACTTGTTCCATCACCTCCAACGTCTGCTCCCTTGCCGATGAATACACATTTAGTAGCTGTTGACTCAGAGTTTCCAGCTTGGTGTCCTATAGCTGTGTTATCCGCACCTGTGGTGTTGAGCTTTAGCGCTTCAAAGCCGATTGCTACGTTGTTAGCTCCACTGGTATTTGATAGCAATGCCTCATATCCCAGAGCTGTGCCTTGAGATGCGGTGTTAGCCTTCAGCGCTCTAAAACCTACGCCTACACTATAGCTGCCTGTAGTATTAGTGTGCATGGATTCGTAGCCGATGGCTACGTTTTGCCCCCCCGTGGTATTAGACACAAGAGCGTCCCTACCAACTGCGGTATTGTAAGACGCTGTGGTGTTGGCTCGAAGTGCTTGAAAGCCGACCGCTGTGTTGTGATGTCCTGTGGTATTATATCTAAGGGACAGGTAACCAGCTGCTGTGTTAGCATATCCAGTGGTATTAGCATACATAGAAGTCGATCCTATTGCCGTGTTTTTATACCCCGTGATGTTACTCCTTAGTGCTTGTGTTCCGAACGATGAATTATAGCTAGCTGTAGTTGTGTTTCTTAATGCTTCATAACCGAATGCTGCGTTCTCAGTCCCTGTAGTATTGGCATAAAGGGCATTCATGCCACTCGCGGTGTTGTAAGACGCTGTGGTATTGGAATAAAGAGCAGAATAACCAGTTGCGGTGTTATAGCCCCCTGTGGTATTTGCTCTAAGAGTTGAATAGCCGTCAGCGGTGTTGTAATTCCCTGTGGTATTGAACCTAAGCGCCTCTGCCCCAGTAGCTGTGTTTAAGGCTCCTGTAGTGTTTGTGTAAAGTGCTAAATAGCCAGCAACAGTGTTGGAATGCCCCGTGGTGTTAGTGTAAATGGCTTTATAGCCAGTTGCGGTGTTACTGGACCCCGTGGTGTTGGTATAAAGAGCCTGATACCCGAACGCAGAGTTGTCCCTGCTGCTGAGATCATCTGCCTTTCCAGCTCCAAAGCCAAAGAACGTGGAGTTACCTAAACCATCCTGATAGACACGGCCGGAAATGTGGAGCTTAGCCTCTGGAGCCGTCAGGCCTATGCCGACGTCGCCTCCGTTAAAATATGAGTTACCTCCAGAAGCTATATTTACTGTCTGAGTCTCAGTAGAATTATACATCTTCAGAGAAGAGTTATTTCCGCTGCGCCCAACATTGAAGGCAAATCTTTGCTCTCCATTGTCAGCTCTAAATCTCACATATCTGTCAATGTCATTATCGCCAGTAGCTGAGTTCGTTAATACGTCCAATCTAGCCGTGGGGCTG